ATATAAGGTTCAAGTTCTTTTAGTTTACCATTTAACCTTTTAGCTTCTCTACTAGAATCGCTATACCTTTTTTGTAAAGTATCAACTTCGTTAGATACTTCGTTCTGAACTTCTACATTGGGGCTCGTCTGCGTGTTACCGCTTTGTTCCGAGGTTGGTTGTGAAGGTTCGTCTAATATGCCGCCATTGACTTGATTGTCTAATTCTTGAAAAAAATTTTCAGATGACATTCCCATGACTGCATCTTGTACGTTTGTACTTTCGGGGGCCTCTATGGCGTTACCTACTTGTTCTGACATACTATCTCCTATTTTAAGGTTATTTTAATTTAGCAGTTTGAAAAACTAAGATGCAAGTGTTAAGATTGCTCGTTTCTTCTTACATCATCTCTCGTAGCTTGCATATCAGACTGCATTTCGTCTTTCATTTTCTCGAACTCAACTTTTAACATTCCTCTCAAAAGTTTTTGTTCAGCTTCTGTTTGAAGGACATCTTTTCGTATTTCATTACCAGCGTCTCCAACTTTCATTTTAATACCAGCTTGTACTAATTGACGTTGGAGTGTTTCGATTGTTCCGTCTTTTTCTTTTACTAATTCTTGTATAGATTGTAATTGACCTTGCATCTGAGCTACCATAGACTTTCTTTCTACTATTTTATCTTTGTTTCTAATATCTGTTTCAGCTAACATTGCAATATCGTCAATTAATCCAGCTTGATACCACCTAAAGTATTCTTCTAGTAATGCCCATCTATTTAATGGTAGTGTTGCACCTGCTATAATTCTAACATCAAACCTAGCACTAGCATAATCTTTATATTTACCAATTGCTTTTCCGTAATCGTTATATAAGTTAATGTTAATTCTTACTTCTTTTTCTTCTTGATTACCTTCTGGTTGTACAATCCTAAATACTTTTTCAATATTGTAATGTTTTTGAGCCATCATTTTAAACACTCTACCTAAGTGTTCTAACGAAGGTTCTACAATACTATTCATCCAAGCTTTTAATCTTCTAGTTCCAAACTCATCGTTTGCAAGTAATCCACGATATGTTTCTGCTTGGTCTTGTGAAAATCCCATCATTGCAGAAGGCACTCCACTAATGTACTCTGCATCTGATTTGCCTTGCTGAACTACTGTAAAAAATGCATTGTTAATAGGAGCTGGTTGTATTGGTGTGGGAGGGGAAAAGCCTGGCCTATACTTTAATAATGCGCCTGGCGATGATGAGTATTTTTCCCATTCATCTTCTGGTACAGAACCTTCTTCATACATCCATCTAAGATTAGAAGATAGGTTTGCATTATGAAGCATGATTTGGTGTGCTTTGTTTATCTCTTGTTGTTTACCTATCAATGGAGTAACTGCACTCATAACAAATGGAGTTCCTGTGTACATATATGGAATCGGAACTATAGGGTATTCACTAATAGGAATTATTTGTTCAAATAAAAATGTTTCATCTCCAACAGTACAAGTTTTTACAATTCTATTTTCATAAAACGCTATTGAATCAACAATATTCTTTTGAGCTTCTTCGCTATTTTTAAGTAAGTTAAAATCAGCATCACTCATTACTTGTTGTTTTATTATCGTAGCTTGTTCTTGAGCCGCTGATATGAGTTCCATCTCTTTTTCTCTAATAGCCTGTGCGGCCATTTTTTGAGAATTTTCAATCATCAACTTTGCTCTTTGTGGAATAATCTCACCTTCTTGAACTTGTTGTTCTATTTGCATTTGCTTTTCAATCAATTGCACTTCTAATTCTTGTTGAAAAGATTCTAATTCTTCTTGTATACCCTCTTTTAATATTTCAAGTTCAGCGGGTGATGGTTTAATTTTTATGTAAACATTGTGATACTTAAACTTTTTCTTTGTATATGTTTCATAATACGCTAGTATATCTTCGTCTTCTCCATTAGGCCCTACCCCACTTTTAATATCGTCTGGTTGAATACTATCTGTAAATTCAGTATCTCTTTGTGAATAAGATTGAACATCAGTACCTCTTGTTACTTTTTTAATTTTAGCCTCAGATTGAGGAATCATATTAATTAACCTAGCTCTTGATATGTTTTTTCTTATCTGTATAAAAGCTGCGTCTCTAAATAAAAAGTCTCTACTAGCTGGGTCTACATAAACATCATAAGGGTCTATCCTATTGAATCGAACCTCCCCCATTCCCCTATCTGCATCTTTATCTATATCTACAAGAAAGTATCCTAATCCTTTTGTAAGAGAATCTAATATTACTTGACTATATAAAGATTTACCATTTGATAAATACCAACAATAATCAGCAACATCTGAATGTACTTGAGCTACATCTACATCATCTCCTGTTGCTCCCACAGCTTTCCATTTTGGATTATTGGCAGTAACAAAGTATTTCATTATCTCTATAATAGGAGTTATCCTATTTATCGTAAATGTTGGCATACCAGATTCTTCCAACATAGTTACTTCATCCTTAGTCAATTGTTCATTAAGATAAAAATCATATCCTTTTTGACTAGTGATTTGCCATCTTTGTCTATGAGAATTGTTTGCTCTATCCCATATCTTTTTATTTAACTGTGCTTTTGTTTTGTTATTTACTCTTGCCATTAATCCCTTATCTCTACATGAACTAAGTCATCAAATTTGTTATCATTAATATCACCATCGGAATCCCAATCGCCTCCCCATCTAATCTTCAATCCCATTGAGTGACCAATACCTCTTAACATTCCACCCATATAATGAAACATTTCTCTATCTTCCCAATCTATCGGGTAAGGAGCGAGGTCAACAGCTTTTCCTTCTATGTGTTTGGAATACTTAGTTTTAGTTTTCCCCTGTGCTAACAATTGCTCTTGCCGCTCCTTACTCCGTAATCCTTCAATAATAGTAACATCCATTATTTTAATCAATTCGTTAAGAACATTTACTAACCTAGAATCAACGCCTTTGAGACGTTCTCTACTTCTTTTTCCGAATTTATACATGGTTATTTTCTCTGAGTTACTATTCTTTTTCCGTCTTTTCCTTTTTGTACTGGCTTGTCACTTGCCCTTGCACAACTGTAAGAACGACCTTGCCAAGTAAAAGTGGAACTAGCTCCTTTACCTGCGCAATTTGATTTGAAAGCTGACCTAAAAGAACCTGCTGATTTGGATTTTGCTTTGTATTTTGGGTAAACACCAGCTTTTGTAAGTTTAGAACCTTTATCTGCTAGGTCTTTTTTCTTTACTTTTGATTTGATGCCCATTGCTTTTCTCTTAGCAGCTACTGTTCCAGAGCTTCCAGCTTTACCACCTTCTTTCATGCCTTTTACTGTTTTGATTTTGCCCTTCATTGTTTTGGACATTTTTCTTGCACGAGCTCTTTCTCTACCAGCTTTTGTAAGTTTTTCGCCAACAACATATTTGCCACTAGCGATTCTTTTCTTTCTTCTTTCTTTTAGTTTTTTTAGCATTTTTCCTCCTATGCAACTAACCAACTTTTCGCTTTACGTTTTGGTTTAAACCAACTTTTTTTCTCCTTGTCTTTTTTCATATTTGGAGGAAAAGCGTGTATTTGTGAATAATAAAGACTCTCAATTGTATCATCGTGAGCCATTTTCGGGCCGAAAGTAAGGATTTCGTTAATTAAATCAAACATATTTCTTCTTAAATGTACTGTTCCTGTACTAAAACGAGCCGAAAGACCAGAATAAATGCGATTTCTTTTCTGTACTCCGCCAGGTTTTTCTGGAATTACTGCAATATCGAACTTATTTAACCTTCTTCTTTCGTCATTTAATGCTTGAAATATACTTCTATTCATTGCTACGTCTTCTACAGTAGATGAAGTACAATTGTATTTTTGATGTAATTCTAGTATAATATCTACTACACCTTTCTTTCCTATAATATCTCCTGTCTCTGGATTTTTAGAACCAATAGTAGGAATACTACGATGTCTTTCATATTCAAGCACATATAATTCATTATTTGCATCAATAGCTATGACAGTAATAACAGAAAAGTCACTATGCTTTGTGTCAATATCTGTAGCGGGGTCACAACCAATAAATGTATTAACAGGTATATCATCGCCATCTTTGACAATATAATTAATGCCATCTTCATTTTTAAAATATCCCTCCCAGTATCTTATATGTTCTCTTCTCCATATTGCATCTTCTTCTGATTGTACTTCCATCATGTACTCTTGATAGAATTTTTGTGGTTGACCAGAATCTGAATAAAACTTTTTCTTTTCTTGTATTTTAGAATACGGAAACCATCCTTCCCATAATGGAGTCTTATCATCTAATAATGCTTTGTATGTAATTACCTTCCAAGCAAAGTCTTTATTTTCTTTTTTAGCTTTTGCATATTTACTTAATAAATTATTTATAAATGAGTCATAATGTACTGGAGTACCATTAACACGCAACCGACCAGTATGAGGTTCGATAGCAGGATAAACAACAGCAGTAACAAGGTTAGCGTTCTTATCTCTGGCTTCCTTCGTAATAGTGTTGGCCTCATGCTCGAAGTCATCGAGTACGATAAGGTCATATCTTTTATGTAACTTCGCACCTCCTCTAATTCCCGCCACATTGCTTTTACTAATAAGCTTACACCCATTTGATAACTCTATATCTTCTTCTGTCCATTTCTTTCCTTTCATTTGTCCAAAGTAATATTTTATGGAATCATTGTTTTCTAAGTGATATTTAATATAATCCATATTTCCTACACTAAGTTTCTGAGTAGCAGATACCCATGCATAAAATAGGAAGTTTTCTTTTGTAGCAAATACAAAGTCTTTTATAATAGATGCTTTTGTAAGAACTGTTTTACCATGACCTCTAGGAACAATGATTGCAGTTTGTTTTACATTTTTATCATCTATAGCATCTGCAATTTCATAATGAAAGAATGGAGTTTCAGACCTCATAAAATCATCTGGTAAAAATAATTTACCAAAAGATATAAGGTCTTTATATGCTAATCGTAAAGCTTCTTCAGCTTTGTTTACGTTCTGACTGTTTATATTTGCCATCTAAGAACTTACTAAACTTATCTTCTAATTTCTGCATTTCAATAAAATCATTAAATAAAGTTTCAGTTAACCTAAGTCTTTCTGTAGCAAATTCTAATCTAGCATAAAGACTTTGTATAGAACGTCTTATGTCGTGTTTAGTAATTGTATTTTTCTTTTTCATGTTGTCTCCATCTTCTCAGGCACTGGTAACATATCTATTATCTTGCGAATCCTAAGTATGTCGTAATATGTTTTAGATGACATATCGTACAGTATGTATTCTTGTTTTACATTGTTGTTTAGTTTTTTTAATAAAACAATAGCTTCGTCTAGTTCCATTTCATTTGGAATATCATCTAATGCATCTGCCCATTTTTCTCTATTCATGATTTTCTTAAAAATTTTAAATACTCACAAGCAACTTCTGGATTAAATATTGTAGTAACAAGTCTATTGTCGTCATCATCATATCTAGGGTCTATGATTGTAACTGGACAATTAAATATATTTTTATCATCTAGTCCTAGTTTGTCTGCATAGTTATCCATTATTTTAAATGATGCTACTTGCAATGCATGAGATATAAGTCCAGATGCTGGGTCTTTTAATACTTGGTATCCAGAAACATGAGTATGTCCACAAGTAAGTATATGGTCTTTCCATCCCATCTGAGCAGCTTTCGCAACACCATGAGCAGTATTCCACATTGAATTACCCTTAAATGTATGCCTAGCATTTATTCTAATCTCTTTACCATTTGGAAATATAAGATTCATTCTCGCTCCCCATCTCTCATATAATCCCTTATGGTCTCTCATAATAAATTCTAGAGGGTCTCCATCACCACTCCATACATCATGATTACCAGCTACTAGATATAACCAATTTAATTTATTGACAAAGTATTCAGTAAGTTTCCATGATTCTTTTGCAGACGTAGATTGTTGCCCATACAATGCTTGTAACCTGCCTATCCAATTATTTTGTATGTCTCCTAAGTTACCAGCAAACATTCCTTCAGTATCATTAATCAAGTCTATATACATTAATATTTGAGACAAGTCTGTACCATCGTCATCTACATGAGGGTCTCCAAAATGTGCAATACCGATTGGACCGTCAATATTTATTCTTATATCTACAAGTCTTCTACTTTCTTTTGATTTCTTTTTTTGTCTGTATGCCTTTTTTCTAAAATCTATAATATCTTCTATAGGCATTAACTCTGGGTCTCTATCTGCAACTTTGAACGGAGAAGGTTCGATTACAACAGGATTCAATGTTTTTCTACCACAAGAATTACATTGCCATTGTTGTTTTTTTATATCTTTTCTATAATGGAATCCATCTTTTCTTATATTTCTAGCACCGCACTTAGGACATCCTATAATATTACCATCGTCATCTTTTCTAAATTCATCAACTGTTTGTTTAATTGTCGTGTTTGAGTTCCCCATTTCCGCCCTCTGATATTTGTTTTCTAGAAGCGCCTTCTAATTGTTCTTGTGAAAAACCTTCAAATACTCCCAGAAGACCTACTTCTTTTTGTTTAACATTGTTACCCGATGTTCCAACAATCTTACCTAATTCTTTAACAGATTGCAATGTTATATTGTCATCCTCACTATAATCAGCAAGGTGTTTGAGTTTACTAAGAATATACTCATGGTCTATTCCTAATCCTTTTGCGACATCTAATACAGACTTTTGTATTTCTTCCATTACCCTTTCCTGTTTTAATAATACGGTTGCTTTCTTTCTTGCTTTTTGGTCGTTTGCTTCTTTGTATGCATTTTTATATGCTTCTACGGCTCCCATACCGACAACGACATTTGTAGCAAATTGTCTTTCTTTGTTTGTTACTTTTTTTCTTTTGTGTATTTGTTCCGATGTATTTTTTATCTTAGTAGAGAATGTATACCTATTTGGATGATTATCAAAGTCCGTATCCATTTTGGTAGATTCCTTATTAATAAAACTTCCAACAATAGTCCTAACCCATCCTTTAGCGTAATTATAATTTTTTGTATCATTATGATGACTTACTCCGTTCTTTACTTTTAATAATTGAACTATTCTATCATCGTCACTATACACCCAATCACCTTCATTAGCTTTTCGCCAATCTGGATGCACTACTGTATTTGGATAAGTCTCTCTAAACTCGTCTATATCTTCGTAGACATAATGTTCTACGTCTTTAATTTTTCTTTTTTCCGCCATTCTAATGTTGATTTTGTTAATAACAATACTTGTGCAGATAAATTATCAATTAAGTCTACTACTTCAGATGGTACAAAAAACACCTCGTCATCTATCTCTAAAGGCATTAAATCCTTAGATAATCTCTTTAAAATCTTTTCTTGTTCCGTTAAGGATAAGTTTGATAGTCCTTCTATTAACTGTGACATTTTACACCTTTTATTTTATCCCGACCCAACCACCCATTAAATTAAACTATTAGTCAATACTATACAAGTAAAACCCCAGTTATTATTAGTAGAAAAATTGTAGGATTTTGATAGAGACTCTTATTTATGCTATGTACCCCCTATCGGGGGGATTCCCAAAATAGAATTTTCGTTATTTTCGATTTTTATATATTATATAATTATTGAATCTTAAACAAAGGAGGTCTATCCAAGATGGTAGAAATCAAAGAAAAAGAAGAAGTTGTTGAAGTTGAATCCAATGAAGAGCATGATGCTGTTTCTGAAGTGATGCACTGCGACCCTGACATATTTTTGGCCAAGGCTATTGTAGCCTTACAAGGTCTGCCTCTTGCTACAAAGAGACGGAAGGCTAAGAGTATAGCAGCTGATGCAAAGTTGTACGAGACTCAAGCTCAGATGAATGGTAACAGGTATGACTCAAAGAAGTGGAACGCCATAGCTTGGAGTTTGTCTACACAAATCAAGGCTTAATCAACAGCTAAGAGGATGGGGGCTCTTCAGTCCCCACAACCTCTCTTTTATTTTTATTTTTATTTATTATTATTATGTATATATGTGAGTAAGTACATAACTACTCAAGTATGGTAGCAATAGAGGCGCATCCACCGAAGTCACAAAC